GTTGCAAGCAGGTTTCCGCTTGGGCCGCATGAACATCCTGCGCGAAATCCGGGACATCAAGAACAACCCAGCAGACGCCGAAGAAGTCTTCGTAAACATGCTCACAGTTGCTGAAGGTGACGGCAATATCAGCCCTGAAGAACTGAAAGTCCTGGCTGAAATCGGCGTCGAACTGGGCCTGCGTTTGAAAGACTTCGGCATTGAAGGCTAAAGCCTGGGTCTTGGCGGCAGTGGTTGTTGTTATTTCTGCCACTGCCGCCAGTAACTGGACCACTTGTGCTTGGTACGGCTACCAAACAGACAGAACAACGCGCTACGCAATTGGGGTTGGCTGCCTTGTAAAGATGCCAACAGGTTGGACACCACGCGGCGAAATCCGCACCGAACAATAGGAGGTATATCATGGGATGGGTACTTCTGCTGATCCTGCTGTTTTGATCCACACGCCGCCAGCGACCAGGGCGGCGTTTCACTTTGAACGCTTCTTCAGCTCAGCGCGACAGAGATTCAGCAGCGCTCGTTGGTCGTCGATCCCACGGCGCAAGGCGTAATAATCGAGTCTAGCAGTGGCATCAAGTTCTGCGGTTCCGCTTCCAGTTCCGCTGGCATCGGTAGTTGCGGTTGTGCGCACACAGGTTGCTTTGAGGCGCAACCGCTGACGACCGCTAGCGACATCACGCTCAAGACCAGCAGTGACCGCTTCAGCACCTTTCTTGTACTCAATGAACGCATTGCGTATGGCCTCGGTTTCCGTTGCTGATTTGGTGAACGCTTCTGCCAGCGCGGTGGCCACGCGTGCGTTCTCATTGTCCCACCGTTGTTGCACCCTGGCAGCGCCGTATGAGTCTGCCGCGATTATCGCACCGACCAATACCACAAGCAGCGCCAGCGGCTTCCAGTACAGGCGCAGGAACGCTATCACACGACACCCATGCCGAACTTGTAAGACGCTGGCCAGTCTTCAGGGTGTGGCTTACCTGGCGACCACGTGCGCGCTTTGTCGGCGTACAGGTGCCACGCGGCTTGTTGGTCGCCGAGTGCTGGCAGCGGCTTGGCGTCGGTCCACATCAGCAGACGGGCGAACGCAGCGGCCAGCACGTCGTCAACTTGGAACGCCTTCCAGATTTCTTCACTGTTGAATTCAACGCCACGCGCATCGCAGACTTCCATGGCCAGGCGTGCCGACGCTTTGTGCAGCATCACGCCTTTGATGCCACCGCGCTCAAACTGCCAGTACCCAGCAGCCGGACCGTTACCGTACTGTCGGCGCGTCAGGTATTTGCTTTCTTGATAGCCGATTGCAGCGTGGATCACCCGCGCAGCTAGCGTGTCCATGTTCTTTGGCAGCAACGCAAACGCGTCCTGTACTGCCTGTCTTGGGTAGGTCATAGGAATATCCTTGGATTGATCGGCGGGATCATCTTGGCCACGTTGCCCTTTGCCCTGACAAGCAAGCCGAATACACAGCCGAACGCGATGATAAGCAGCCCGTGCACCATCGCAGGGCCAGGCTTGACGATATGGAAGAGTATTAGTGTGAAGAGTCCGACGTTAGCTGCGGCGAGCCCTACAGCAAGCATAGAGACGCCCCAGCGTTGTCGTGAGTGTGAACCGTTGTACGCAAAGAGAATCAGGAAGGTTGCGAAGTGGATCACGCACTCTACCCAAAGCAGAATCACGTTAAGCTCCATCGTTACCACCCCGGCTTTTGAAAAATGGAATAAGGCCAATGATTGTCTTAATCCATTCTGGCACTGGGCCATCTTTCTCAACCATATACCCGAGCGCTGTGAACACTACGGCAATAAGCGCGCCAATCGCACCAGATACGAACAAAGCTTTTTCATCGTATGGCGGACCGCCACCGTAGAAGTACACACCGCCACCGTATGCCATTCCCCATGAGAACACTGTAAGCATGAAACGTTCCCTGAACGATGTTGCCTTCGGTGCTGCCAGATAAAAACAGCACCCTATTGCAGCCCCGGCAGCGGCATAACCGTTCATCCCTGCCAACAAGGCACAAACCCAAAGGTATGCGTATGTCTCGCACTGATCCCGCATGGCCTAACCCCTATGTGTTTCGGCCATGATACCACGCGTTACGCTGGCGGGAAGTTGTCGTCGTCGGCGTACATCCGCACGTCATAGTTCACAGCCTTGACACTGCACGTGCGCGTGCCTTGCGGCGACACATCGGTGATCAGCGCGGGAAATGCCCAGCGCGATTCGTGACCAAATTGAATGACAGGCGGCGTGTCAATGCTCCCAGTCAAGTTCGGCACGAAGTCGAGCGATGGAATGGTAAACGTGTAGTCGTCAACGTAGGTTGCAACGTGCGGGCCTGACGCACTGCCATCCAGTCTGCGCAGCAACACTTTATATTGCCCAGGGGTTGACCAGTCCAGTGGCTCTGACGACTCGATTGTTACCGGCGTGCCTGGCGTGTACCCGACAACCACGGCGCTCTGCCCATAGCCAGGCGTGGCCACGCCAAGTGCGACGTAATCGAAGTAGGCGCTGTTCAGTGCATCAAGTTCGGTCTTGAAACTGTACTGCCGCTGACGGTACAGGTGGGCACGCCGCCTACGCATGCCGATACGCCAGGCACGGAAGCGCACACCAACACCATCAATCTTGACCTTTTCAATTCGTTCGCCAGTGTCGGATGGCAAGCGGCACGGCACCGTTTCATTCTGCCGTGTGATGTGATCGTAATACTCTACGTCCACGCCGTCGAAGTCATCAGGCTGGTCAGGCATGACGAAGTTGTATTGCAACGGCTCTAGCATGATTTCAGGGTTGTACACATGATCGAACGCTGGCCCACGCGGTTCGTCGCGCACCGGCACCAGTAACCCACGGTCGATGGTCAGTTCGGAGAACCCAGCCTGCAACGCGTCTTGAACGTTTGATTTGACGGTACTTGGGTCAGTGACGATCCTGTCGTATGTGTCACCGCGTGGTGTCCACCGCGTGCTTTCAAGTCTGTTCAGTTCAACAAGGTCAATGTCCGTTGTGTCTGAATAGCCAACACTGCGCAAGATGTAGCCCACGGCTGCTGATATATCGCGTGTTGCTTGTGGCGCCTGCCACACGCCACCGCGCAGCACTGGCAAGATTCGCGTGCACGCCAGGTTGACCAAGCTTTCACTCTGCGAAGAAATGCGATCACCACCGCGTATGTTCAGCGTCATGACTGTCAAGCCTTCGTACACCGAAGGAGACGAATACGCCATCAACCCCTTGAGCCGCTGCCACATCATCGTGTCATTCTGTTCTTTTTCTGGGTCGCCGCTGCCTTGGTTTACGAAGATTTTCTTCATGCGAACTTCAGGCCGCATCGGGTACGGCAACGCAACCTGATACGTGTAACCCTGCGCGTCAAGGTTGTTTGACGTAGCCTGTACGGTCGAAACGTTCCACGCCCCACCCAACGCTTTGTCACGCCACTCTAGCGACTGGAACCCAGTCAACGAGTTGTAGTTACCTTTGGCATCAAGGAATACAAGGCCGCTTGGATAGAACACGTCTACTTCGAACATCGTGATCAATTCGCCAGCAGGGCATGCCGGGAATGGGCCACGGTAGCCAGCCGCTTGGTTGGAGCTGTCAAGCAACACCTGTGCAACGTTGGACGATAAGGCATCCCAACCTGGCCAAGAGTTGTCATCAGTCCCATCAGGGCGCAGACGCTTGACCTGCATGGTGTTGGTGGTGATGTTCAGTATCCGAAATTGCATATTGCGGTACGACATCGCCATCACGACAGAGCCGATAACAAGGCCAGTGCCAGGTGCACCCCCGTCATAGTCAACCTGAAGCGTGGTCGGCGTGACTGCGGTGACGGTGTAGAAGCCTTGGTTATCGCCTGTTATCTGGATTTGATCGCCAACCAGAAAATGATGCTGCGCAATCGGCCCGCTTATAACGTCACGACCACCAACCCCTGTACCATCTGCGACGGTGTAGTTGTACGGCGCTGCCACGTTGACCAAGATGCCGACAGGCCAGTCAGCAGGGAACACACCAGCACCGCTTGGGATTGTCACAGTGTCACCACTGAACGAGAACACCGACGCTGTTGCCCGCGACGTTAGATCGCTGCCGGTTGTCAGCTCAAGGCCGTTGGCGCCTGTGCTGCTAGAGCCGACTTCAGGTGCGGTGTACCAGAAGAAGTGCGCAGGGTCATTGAAGATGTTCGCACCTGGACCGTAGATATGAAACACAGCGTCGGTGCCCAAAGTGGTCAACGGGGTTTCCCCTGTCTTCACTTCGTTTGAATTTATCTGGTACGAACCACGACCAACCCCCAAGCACATTTCAGTGCGCGGTTCACGCGGACCGGCATAGTAACTGCGCGGCGGCATCAGGTAATCCGGATAGCGTTGGGGGTTGTAGCCGAACAGTTCAGGCTGAATGTCGTTGATCTTGACCTTGTTGCCTTTGGTGCTGCCCTGGCCCAACCCTTCGCCGCGTTCACCGCCACCGCCTTGGTTGATTCCAGGCAGTTTCGGCATCAGCAGCCCAAGCACAGCCTTTGCGCCTGCGATCAAAGCGAACGTGATAGAAAACGGATCAGTACCCTTCGGTTCGCGGTAAATCTCTACGCTATCAGCAGCAGTGATTACGACGCGTGACCAATGGCTAAACACCAGCTGTTGACCGTTAACGTAAAGACTGATCGCCAGCTTAGACAGGTCTGTCTTGCGCGAAATACCATGTCGGTAAAGCCATTCGCTGACAGCCTGCGGTTTCCTGATGTGGTACGTTTCCTTCCATTCGTCAGAAAGGCGACTTGCATAAACTTCAATCATGGCGCGTCTCTGTGGAAAGTCACCGCGTTATGGTCACGCAGCCACTTATGGATCGGTATGAATCGCGGCCCGCGTGTTGGGTTAATCTCAAGGATGCGCAACCCGTCTGCCGTTTCAACTACAAGCGCAACGTGAGTACAGATACGCCCGACCATCACCGCAGCGATAGCGCCATGCTCTGCGTCACAACGCTGCATGACAGATGATTCTTCTTCATATGCGCGGGTGAACTCACGAGGGTCTGTGTTGCGAAGGCTACCGTATTCAGCCAGCAAACGCTTACCTAATTCATGGTGCCTGACATGCCGCACCAGACCCCAACAGTCATACCGTTCAGGCCCGCGTGCGCCGTCCTCGTATGCGCACGACAGGTAGGTGTTAACCCATTCCATCATATGTACCTCAAGCCTGGCGCAAACGTGGTCGTGTACAGGACACGTGGCCATGCCACGCCAATCATGTTGTAAAACCCCGTGTCTAGCTGCGCCTGCACGCCTTGCACAGAGCCACTGAGCAACGTCAGCGTGTATGGCTTTTCAGCAGGCGCAGACAAATTGGTGTTCAGGTACGTGCGGTAAATGGCTATGACACGGGCATCAGCTTCAATCGCTTCGTCTATCAAACGTGAAGCTTCACCTGTCGTGTTGTCCACGGCAAAAGCTAACGTCTGGTTGCCCTTGTTATTCTTGGCAGCCAACGCAATGTCGATGTTTGCCCCGGTGAAGGTGATCACCCTGCCGTTTTCATCAGTCGCGATAACGTCTTCAAAACCAGTGCATATGAACACTGGTTTGCCCCATACCGCGCAAACCAACTCAAGGGTACGGATTATGCAATCCGTACCCTCATTGGCCCCTGCGTTAACTTCCGCAAGAATGGCGCTCATATCAGTTGCCGGTCAAACGACGTTGCTGGAACCAGTCGACGTTTAGCACGTTGCCGGTGCCGTTCGTCATCCTGCGCAAGCCGTCTACGATGTACTGCGTACCGCCACCGCCACCGAAGGCCATCAGGTTTGGCGCATAGTACACTTCGTCACCGATGCGCCAGGTCGCGTTGGTTGGCACTGTGGTAGTGATCGTGCAAGCCTGACGACCTTGACGACGACCGGAAACAATCATCGAATCGAAGATAGGGGTTGTCGCATTCGACGCAACGTCGTTGCCGTCCATATCCAGCGAATCGAGCGTTGATGGGCCACCGAAGGTGCTTAGGAAGATCCCTCGGTTTATCACGCTGCCTGCGATCTTGTTGCCCTTGATGGACATTGCACCGTGCGCGCCAGTGACGTGGATACCGTCCGGTAAAGCTACTGCGGTAGACGGTGTGAGGTTACAGATGTTGTTGTCGCTGATCATCGTGTCAAACGCCGTACCGGTGGCCCCCAAGCCGACAACAATACCGCGGCTGAAACCTGACACCATATTGCCTTTTACGTCGGTGTCTTGCACGAACGCCGCCGAACCTGGAGCGACCAGGATACCCATGTTCGACACAACGTCGAAGCACTTCAGAACGTTGCCTTGCACAGAAACACGGTCGGATTGCCCGTCTTCCACGCCAAGCAAAATGCCCGTTTTGGGGAACGTCATTCCAGGGTTAAGGATTGGCCCTTGCAAGATTTCAATGGTGTTGTCATGGATTATTACGTCACGCAGGCCAAGCGCAATTGTGGTCAGACTGTACAGGCCAACGCCAACCCAGCTAACCCTTGCGTGGTTGTTGCATACGTGCATACCGATTGACGGGCCGGTCTGGTTACCGGACACCCAAGCAATCTGGCAGTAGTTGTTGATGTTGTTGTTGCAGAAGAAGTTTGATGAACCGTGCAGCTCAGCAGCAACCACAGGACCCGCGACACCGGTAGACTGAGACGGGTGATCGAAGTTACAGAACTGCACCCAAATCTTGTTCCCCCACATGTACACGGAAGAGTGGTCGCTGCTGTCGATCCCGTTGTTGTAGAAATCGCAGAACATGATTTGAACGTTATTGCTGAGTACAGCCGAACCTTCCTGCTGACCTGTTGCGATGCACGTTACGCCAGGCGAGTTGATAAACGCCATGTTCATAATGCTGCAATTGAGCATGCGTGCGTCAGTGCCGACTGTGGCCACGCGGCCTGACACGAAGATACCTGCACAGTTGTACGGGTTGTAAACGCCAGAACCACGGCTTGGGCTGATCTTGTTATTCGCGCCGTTCACGTCAATTGTGAAGTCACTGAAGTGGGCATCTTGGATGATGCTGTTACCGGCGAAGATGTTGAAGTATTTCGGCGAAGCGTCAGTCGACTCATTGTCCTTCAACTTGATGATCGTTTTGCCCTTGCCCGCACCTTTCAAAATCATGCCGGTATTGATGATCAAAGCACAGACACTTGCCCCACCTTCAAGTGGGATATTCTGAGCAAGTGTCACTTCGAACGTACCGGCGTTCATACAGATTGGGAAGCCCGAATCAATCGCGGCTTGCAAACGCATCGTGTCAACATTCGTACCGTCGCCGACGAAGCCATATGAACTGGCGTTGACGAACGCAGGCAGCGAACGCAACAAGGCGTAGCCAACGGTTCCAGCTGGATAGTTTACGCTACCGTCACCAGCGAACCCGATAAGACCGGCACCAGGGGGCGCGGCAAGGTCGGTGCGCAGCACTGCGTCACCAGCGCTGACAAACTTAGGCTGATCAATCGCCCAGTTGTTGACGGTGGTGTACGGAAGCACCGGGCCAGGTCCAGGCGGTGGCGCTGCGGCTCGCCAGAACTCCCCGTCCTTAGTGAATATCTGGTTCAGTCGATCAATCGTTAACGGACCATCGGCATCGTAATCGCCGATGAATTCATAGCCGGTGTTAAGCAGCGCGTTTTGCGCGTCGACTTCGATACCGTGATAAGTCTTGCGAATAGCACCGAAACGGTCGGTCCATATCAAGTTGATTTGATCGTTTACCGCGTCGTCCAAGTTAGAGGCGTTGTTGTACAGCACCTTGACTTCGGTGGAACCTAGCGGGTACTGCGCTGTCGGGTACGTGTTGGCCATTTAATTATCTCTCGAAAGTGTAACCTTGAACCCTAATGTACGCACCGTTTGCACCGGGCGTGGCAGAGTATGCGTAACTCAGCAACTGGGCGCCGTAAGAAATCGCCAGTTCGCAGCAGAGCATTTGACCCAAAGCAAGCGACACTTGACTATTAGTCGTAGACACCGCACCAGTGTCAGCATCATTGACATACAGACCGACTGCGTTTGCCGTGTTGCTCCACAAGAACAGTTGTGCAATTGGTGCAGTTTCAGGCACGCAACCCGCCAACGAAACGTTAGTCGATGCAGTGGCCACGCCGTTCGATAGCACAGAAAAGGGGGCGGCAGTGAAGTCACCGCCGTACAGTATTTTATTGCCGCTTTGCTTGAAGCGCAGAATGGTGTTTGCAGCGCCAGTGAAAATCGACCCGATATAACGCCGCGATGCGTCACCAGTCTTAGTCCTGGCGTTGCCGTATACCTTCGCTGAAGGTGCGGTGGTAACAATCTCAATGTCAGGTGTACCAGCGTTTGAGAACAGGTAAACGTGGTACTTCGTTGCAGCGGCAAGTACAAGGCCGGTTTTTGCAATCGCAGCCGGAACCGCTAAGACCGTGGCCAACGAATCAATGTAGGCCGAACCAGTTTGAACAGTCAGCGCGTTAGCGCTTACCCACGACATCTGCAACCCTTCGATGTACGCCGGACTCACTTTGCGCCCGACCGTAGCCGCAGCAGTGGCATTCCCTGAGCCATCAAAGTTTACGTTCCACGCAACATCACCGGTTGCGGCAATGTTGCGTGCTGTCGTCAGCTTGCCTGCGCTTCCGGTGATGTTGTCAGCACTGCCGATTGCGCCAATAGCTGCACGCGCATCATCCGCACTGGAAGCATCGAGGAACGTACCGATAAACCCTTGCCACCCGCCCACGATAGCGGCGCGCAATTGCGTCAACGTGCGTTTGCGAGTGATACCGGACTGAACCACGGCGTCGATATCGCTTTCATTAGCTAGTGTTGCCAAAGGCAATTCACTGATTCTTTTAGCCACGGGTCAACTCTCCAATGTCAAGGACTCATCATCCTCAGTTAACAACTCTTCGCCATCCTCAAGCAACAGTGGTTGCCCCGGCAGTGCCAACGGCCATTCGCGATTCATTGCGTAATCAAAAATTTCAGGGTTCAGAATGAAGCTAGGCAACAATTCAACCCACCCTGGCGGTAGCAACGGCGTCCATTCAACTTCACACAATACGCTGAATCTCCAACAGTACCGACCCACAAGTTCGCCACCAACTGGCGACTGTTTGAAGCGTAATCTGTGAACGTCCCATCCAAGCGGCGTCACAAGTTCAATCGTAAACCAGCCAGCACCAACAACCTGTTCAGCCCACGTCTGGAAAAACCTTGCTTCAACAGAAGTGAAAATAAAGCTGAGCGTTATCAAAGACGGGCGCCGTGTGAATTCCATGCGCTGACGTGACCGCCCTGAATCCATCGGTGTACTTCGAATGCCGTTTACCGGCTCAAAACCATAACCATCGCGCAACGGTTTTGGCAGCTGCGCCGGGTATTCAGGGATTGTCATGTACCCACCGCCCTTGCACCTGTCTTACGGTTCAATGCCTGCATGACATCATCGTCTGAATTCAGCTTGTAAATCCAGACATCAATAACTTCCTGTATGCCATCGGAATCAAGCCGTGTTCTGGTCTGCCCCGCTTTCGATGCGTCTTCAATAATGTTCACCTGTGAACCGCCTTTACCGTTAGTTTTCACATCGTCCAAGGTCTTATCGAGTTTGGCGGATGTCTCGGCGGTTGTCACGCGCTCGCCTTTCTCCAGCAGCCACGTACCTGTCTGTGGTACAGAATCAATACCGTCGTGCGCCATGCCTGACAGCGCTGCCGTAGCAACACCGGCAACCAGTGGTGCGGCGAACGAAGCAGCAGCAGCGGCAGCCGCAGGCGCTACAATTGGGCCAACGATTGGGATAGCAGCAGTCGAAGCGAACGCCGCCAAAGACGCCTGGAACGCCGTGGCTTGCGCATTGGCGATAAGGGATGTCGCTGCACTGGCTTGTGTCGCTTTGCCTGCCACCAGCTGTACAGCTTGGTATACAAGCCATTGCGCAATCATCTGTTCGATTGCATCAACGACACTGTTGGCGATGCCGACCAAGATGTTCTTCGTTGCGTCACCAATTGACATGGTGTCGCGTAGCAGACCGTCGATGCTTTCCGCAACTGCCGACGTGGTGTCAGCCAGTATCGTCGACGTTGCGTCTGCCGCCTGTTGCTGGTAGTCGGTCGCAGTGTCCCGGTAGTTCTCCCATGCGCTTGTGACGCCATCAATCCAGTTGGCTTGTGCTTCGTCCAGCTGGTTGTAGTAGTCCTGCTGCAAGATCATGCGTTCCGCAAGTGCTTCTTCAAGCAGCGCGGTTTCTTGGTCGTACAGCTCTTTGGTGATGTCCCCGCCGTTCAGCTGCTTTTGCAGGTCCATCACCTGCTGGTTGTAGTCCTGCTGGATCGCCAAGTCCTGCTTCAAGCGTTCCTTCAGCTTGTCGCCGCTGCCAGCCCCGGCAAGTTCCTGTTCGAAGCCGTTGCGTGCGGTGGCGTTCTGGTCACGCAGGCTGGCTGCAAATGCTGCGGCCTTGGCGTTGTCTTCGTTCGCCTGCTTCAGCTTGTTCAGCGCGTCCAGCTCAGAAGCCAGGGTGTTCAACCGTTCCTGTTGCAGCGCGTTGATGCCGACCAGTTTGCCTGACTGGATTTCGAAGGCCAGTTTCTGAACCTGTGTTGCGTTCTTCGTCGCATCAGTGCTGGTGTTGATCAGTTCGATTTGACGCATCAAGTCAGTCTCGGTTGACTTGAACGTGTCGTCGATCTTCTTGGCAGCCGACGCCGCGTCGCTTGCAGCCTTCTTGGCAGCTTCAGCAGCGGCCTTGATCGCGGCAGGGTCAACGCCAGTGCCAGC